GAAGAGGGCAACCTCACCACGGGCCACCAGGTGGTCATTCGCAGCGGCCTGCCCGACGTGGCAAACCGCAAGATCAATGCCGGTATCCCGGACAGCAAGTCCAGTACCGTCAAAGTGACCGAGGCTGCGTCTCTGCTCGAGGGCATGAGCAAGGTCGACAAGGAACTCCTGCGCCTGGGTGGAAACTCGGCCCGCATGCGTTTCACCGAAGACCTCGCCTTTATGGAAGCCATGAAGCAGCAGTTCGCGACGAACCTGCTCTATGCGGATCCGGATACGGATCCCGAGAATCACCTCGGCCTGTCGCCGCGGTACGATTCTCTCTCCGCGGATAACGCGGCCAACATCATCGACGCGGGTGGCTCGAGCGATCTGACCTCGGTGTGGCTGGTCAACTTCGACATCAACAAGGTATTCGGGATTTTCCCCGAAGGCACCCAGGCCGGTATCGAGTTCAATGATCTCGGTGAGCAGCTGGTGTCCGACCGCAATGGCAACGACTATGTCGCCATGGTGTCGCAGTATATCTGGCGCTTTGGCCTCGTGGTCAAGGACTGGCGCTACGCTGTCCGGATCGCGAACATCGACACCGGCGACCTGACCAAGGATGCCAGTGGCTCCTCGGTCGACCTGGTCGACATCATGATCGATGCCATGGAAACCATCGAGGACACTGACAACGGTCAGCCGGTCTTCCTGGTATCCCGCAAGGTTCGTAACTTCCTGCGCCGGCAGAAAAAGAACGATACCAATGTGCGGATCGCCATGGACGAAGTCGAGGGCCGCAAGGTTCTGAACTTCGACGATGTTCCGGTTGTCCGGATGGATGCGTTGCTGAACACCGAGACCCAGATCACCTGAGTGATCCGGATCTTTCATGCCCAGATACTGGGGAGTGGGCACCCCCGAGGAGAAATTGAATGATTCTCGATGCAGAAAACACTTTCAGTGAAGAGCAGGCCATCACCGTCGATGCGATCTCGGAGAACGTGATCGACCTCGGTGCCAACCCGACTCTGCGTGACATGGGTAATGGCGATAACGCCTTCCTGGTAGTCCTGGTCACCGAAGAGTTCGACTCGGCCGCCGATGCCGGAACCCTCCAGGTCAAGCTGCTGTCGGACTCGACGGCAAACCTGACCACGTCCCCGACCACGCACCTGGACACCGGCCTCCTGGCGCAGGGTGTGCTGTTGGCTGGCGCGAAGCTCTTCGCGATTCGCCTCCCTGTGGAGCGGACTTACGAGCGGTACCTGGGCCTCGATTTCGACAACGAAACCGCAGCCTTTACCGCTGGCAAGATCACCGCGTTTCTGGCGCGTGACCTCCAGGCATGGACCGCGTACCCTGGCGAAACCGGTAGCTAATAGCTGCCAAGAAGAAAGAAGAAAGAGGAGCATTGCATGGTTGAGGTGAAAACAATCAAGGTGAGGGCTACCAAGCTCGGCCGCGGAAAGATTCGTCTCAGTGACGAATCCCACCGGCCTCTCAAGGTAGGTGTCGAGTTCGAGATCCCCGAGGACCAGCTGACCAACTCCTGGATGGAGCGGGTTGATGGCAAGCCTATTCCTAAGAAGGTCAAGAAGAAGACCGAGACCGAGGAAGTGAAGGCGCTGCGGGAGTCGAACGAGAAACTCCAGGCTGAGATTGACGCACTGAAGGCCGCAGGCAAGGGTAAGAAAAAGACGCCCGCGCCCGCAAGCTCCGAAGAAGATAAGTAGCGGTCGCTTCGCCGCTTCTTTGCTGCCGGTGGGGCGGGCTCTCGGGCCCGCCCCATCTCTTTAGGAGAACACGATGGCCTTTTCCGAAGTCCAGATCTGCAACATGGCTCTATCCCGAATCGGGATACAGCAGACAATTGACGACCTCGAGGAGGCCAGCAATGAGGCTCGGGCCTGCAAGCTGTTCTACGAGGTAATGCGCGATGCCGTCCTCGGGGATTTCCCGTGGGAGTTCGCGACGAAGTATGACAGCCTCGCTCTGGTGGAGGAGTCCCCCAACAGTGACTGGTTGTTTTCGTACCGGTACCCAATCGACTGCCTGCATGCCCGCCGGATCGTTTCCGGGGTAGGCCGCGATGCCACGCTGAACCCCGTGTTCAAGCCTGGCAACGATGGTGCCGGCCGACTGATCTATACCGACGAAGAGGCGCCCACGCTCGAGTACACCATGCGGATGGAGAACCCCGCGTTTTTCAGCCTGGGATTTGCTGAGGCCTTGAGTTACCGGATCGCATCTGAGATTGCAATGCCGCTGGCCATCAAGACCGAGATTGCGGATCGCAACGTCAGCATGTACCGGATCGCACTGGCGACAGCCACGGCCAACGAAGCAAACGAGAGTACGCCCGACGAGGAGTCGGAATCTGAATTCACATCAGTAAGACGATGAGGGACTGACCATGCCTACCGCGATACAGAGATCATTCGCTGGTGGAGAGATCGCGCCTGCCCTCTACGGTCGAGCTGACCAGGCCAAGTACCAGACTGGCCTTCGCGCCTGCCGCAACTTCATCGTGAAGCGCGAGGGCGGCGTCGAGAATCGCCCAGGCACTCGGTACATTGCAGAGACCAAGCTACGCACACCCGTGCGACTCCAGAAGTTCATCTACAACGAGAACGAGACCTACCTGCTGGAGCTCGGCCCCGAGTACCTGCGCTTGTACAAAGACAACGAGCCGGTGGTGCGGCACCGCGCAAACATGAGCATCTCCGCGATCACCAACGCGGACCCCGGGAACCTGACCTACGTCGGCACCGCGCTGACTAATGGCCAGGGCGTCCGCATCACCGGCGTCCGCGGCATGCCTGAGTTGAATGATAACCTGTACTTTGTGGACAACTACGCAGGCTTCGCATTCGACCTGGTCGACCGGGACGGGAACAACGTCGACACCACTAACTTTGGCACCTACCTGTCGGGTGGGCAGATCCACCTCGAGGAGTACATTGTCACTGCCGTGACCCAGGCCAACCCGGGGAAGCTAACCTACGTGACGACCAGCACTGCCTTCATCGATGATGGGGCCGAGGTGCGGGTCAAAGAGATTGTCGGCATGACCGAGCTGAACGGTAAGGCATTTATCTCTGCCAATAAACTGGCCGGCACGTTCGAGCTAACCGACCGTGACCTCCTGGACGTCGACACTACGGGTTTCACGGCATACTCCAGCGATGGCCGCATGACTGAGGTCCTCGACCTCGCAACTCCGTACCTCGCCAGCGAACTCGCGGATCTGTCGTTCGCCCAGCTGGAGGGAAGGCTGACGATCTGCCACCCGAATCACGCGCCTCGCTCAGTGGAGAAGGTCGGTGTGAATCTCGATTTCAGTTTCGTCTCGATGGTATTCCGTCCCGACATCGCCCAGCCAAACACCTTGTCGGTCGCGGCCGGCGCGGCCGGCACTGAGGTTTTCAAATATCGCATCACGGCCATTGGCGAATTCACCGGCGAGGAGTCGCTGCCCGGCCTGGTGACCGCCGACCAGACAGCTATCACTGGTGTGGCCGTCGCCGCGGGTGGGGTGATCACTGTCACTGCTGGCGCGATCCCCGCCTCGCTGGCTGACGGTGACGAGGTGTGGATCAGTTCGATCTCCACCGGCATGGACGAACTTGAGAATAGAGTGGTGCAGGTAACCAACGTGACCGGCACCACGTTCGACATCCTGGGCCTTGACGGGACGGGGTTTACCGCGTGGACAGTAGGCGGGACGTTTACGCCTATCACATTCAAGCTGGCAGCTGCCGCGGTGCCGACGCTGGCCAACCCCCACGTCGTCACATGGACGGTGCCGGCTGGTACGCCGAAGGCTTCCGGGTATCTGATCTACCGGGAGAATGCCGGGTACTACGGGTTTCTCGGCACGGCTGTCGACCTGACATTCTCCGATGTGGGAGTCACCCCGAATCCAGCACTGAGCCACCCGATCGACAACCAGCCGTTCCGGACTGAAGGGAACTACCCGGCCGTGGTTGCCTACTTCCAGCAGCGCCAATGGTTTGGCAGGACCAACAACCAGCAGGCCACAGTCTGGGCCTCGAAGATCAAATTCTACCTGAACTTCAACGCGAACAGTCCGACCGTGGCCGACAGCCCGCTCGAGTTCACGATTGCTGGTACCGCGGTCAACGAGATCCGGCACATCATCGAGGTGCAGTCCCTGGTGGTCCTGACCTCGGGAGGTGAGTGGACTGTCGAGGGCGACGGTGGTGGCGGGATTACGGCCGTCGACATCAACCTACGAAAGCAGGGATATCGCGGGGCATCAAACCTCGACGTTGTCCCGATCGGCAACACTCTGGTATTCATGCAGGCCCGGGGCGAGATCCCTCGAGATCTCCGGTTCCGGTTCGAGAACGATGGCTACATTGGCCAGGACCTGGGGATCTTCTCCAGCCACTTCTTCAGCGAGAGCCAGCAGATCATCAACTGGGATTTCCAGCAGGTACCGAATTCAGTGGTCTGGGCCGCTATGACTGACGGCACCATGGCCGCGCTGACCTACATCCTCGAGCACCAGGTATGGGGCTGGAGCAGGCACGATACCAATGGTGAGGTCCTGGACGTCGAGGTGGTGCCTGATGCTGGCGAGGATGCGACCTACTTCGTAGTCCACCGGAACGACTACCTGGACGGAGGCCTGACCGATCGCTACTACATCGAGCGGCTGGCATCACGGGAGATCGTGGACGTGGCCACCGATGCCAAGTTCCTTGATTCATACCTGGCCTACGACGGTCGGCAGCTCACCCTCGACGGGTTCAACCAGGCGTCGAAATGCACACTCACCGGTGGCACCCTCTGGGATGAAACAGAGACGCTCACGGCCACTATGTCTCACGACACCTGGTCAGCTGCGGACGTTGGCAACGGGATCGTGTATACCGGCGACGACGGTGAGGTTACGGTAAGGCTCGTGATCACGGCCTACACCAGCCCAACTGTGGTTTCCGTGCGGCCCGATCGCGTGGTTCCGGTTGGGGACCAGGGCGCCACGCACCTGAAGTGGTGCAGGGCCGCGGACGTGATTGCCGGCCTCGAGCACCTCGAGGGTGCCACAGTGGGTGTGTTCGCTGACGGTTTCGCCCTGCCGCAGAACGCGGTGGCCGGCGGGCAGATCACACTCGATGACCTGCACTGCTACGTGGTAGTGGGGATGCCGTACATCTGCGATATGCAGACTCTGG